GCTCCGCGCCTCCCGCCGCGAGGCTGTGCCGGAAGCCCTGCGCGACCAGATCGACAGCTTTATCGTGTCCGCCGAGGGCTTCGAGGCGACGCGCGGCCTCGCTCTGGCGATCTACCACGCCGGTGCCGCCGTCGGCCCTGAGCTGATGGCGATTGGCGCGGGCATGTTCGAGTGGATGTGGCACTACGGGTTCGGCGACATCGGCAAACCGCGCGGGGACACGAGCGCCGTCGCCTTCCGCATGGCGCAGGCACTGAAGCGCGACGCCGGCATGCCCGCACCGGCAAGTGGGTGGCCCGCGATCGAGCAAGATCCTCAACGCGGTGAGGTCGAGCCCGCACCGCTCGTCATGCCTTCAACATAAAGGGCGCCCCACGGGGCGCCCTTCTTGTATCAGCCGAGCTTCGTTTCGGGAGTCCATCGCCGGACCATTTCGCCGGCCCGCCCGGAATGCGGCCGATTGTCGTCGAGGTTGCCAGTCTCGCGCGCGTCCAGCACGATTGCCGCACAGGCCATAGCGTGGCCGAGGTGATGCACGCCGCTCGTCGGATCGATGTCCTCGCCATCAAGATATTGCAGCAGGTGCCGCATCGCCGCCGCAACGTACACGCGCCCCAGCACGGCGTTGTCGCGCCAGTTGAATGGGCCGTACTTGTGCGCGCCGTCCATCATCGCCGAGGCAAGGTGCAGCATCGCCGAGGGCGGCACGACCGACATATCCGGCTTGGCGAGGCCGAGCGCATCCTTGGGATTGATGCCGCGGCCGGTTGTCAGCGGCACGGCGATCGTGTCAGCCGGTGCGGTATAGTCGTGGAGGAAGCCGCCCTCCTTGAAACCACGCGCGGTCAGCCCGCCGAGCCAGCGCCGGAGGCGTGGGAAAATTCCCAGCTTCTCCTGCATGCCGACGATTTCAATCGGCTGCGGCACAGGGATGCCTCGCGCTGTCAACGACAGCTCGGCCTCTTTGCCAAGAAAGTGATGAGTCATACGGAAACCTCTGCCTTGATCGTGTCGTGGGGAACGTAGCCGAGGAACGACACATCCTCAGTACGCAAGTCGAAGATGCCCTTGTCGGCGATCTGGACCGTGGGGAACGGCGTCGGCGTGCGCGACAGCTGCGTCTTCGCCTGCTCGACGTGGTTGGCGTAGAGGTGCAGGTCACCGAACGTGTGAACGAACTCGCCCACGCCCAGCCCGACCTCGCGCGCGATCAGGTGCGTCAGCAGCGCATAGCTCGCGATGTTGAACGGCACACCGAGAAAGATGTCAGCCGACCGCTGGTACAGCTGACACGACAGCAGCCCGTCCTCGACATAGAACTGGAACAGGCAGTGGCAGGGGCGCAGCGCCATGTCGTGGATCTCGGCCGGGTTCCAAGCTGTCACGATGTGACCGCGGTCGTTCGGCTTCTCGCGCAGCGTGGCGATGACCTCGCTGATCTGATCGATCTGCGCGATCGTCGACGGGTCTTTCGACAGGTGGCGACGCCACTGCGCGCCGTAGACCGGCCCCAGCGCGCCATCCGGCCCGGCCCATTCGTCCCAGATGCGCACGCCCTGCGCGCGCAGCGTCTCGACGTTGGTGTCGCCGGCCAGCATCCACAGCAGCTCGGCAACCATCGACTTGGTATGGATCTTCTTCGTCGTCAGCAGCGGGAAGCCCTTGCCGAGGTCGAACCGAATCTGCCGTCCGAACACGCTGAACGTACCGGTGCCGGTGCGATCCTCGCGTGGCATCGGGTCGTTCTCGTGCTTGGCGATCAGCTCGGCCAGCAGCGACAGATACTGCAGCTCACCGTGATAGGGCGTGCCGGGGTTGCGCAGCATAGTGACGTGGACGGGCAGCTCGCTGCTGCCGCCGATCACCTGCACGCTCCCGCCCTGCGGGTCGATGATCGTCGTGCCGTGGCCGACGATCAGCTCGTACTTCTGGGTCATGTCCATCAGAAAGCCTCCGGCTTGAAATAGTTGGCGCGGGCCGGCACCGGCCGGCGCAGCGGGATGAGGTAGAGAATCAGCCACTGACCGTCGCGGCCGGTCGCCATCGTGTGCGTGCCGGCCTCGTAGGCGGCGCGCGCTTCGGCGACCGCGGGGGCGTCGTTATCCCAGCCGCGCTCGCTCGCACGCCGGGTGGCGATGGCGTAACGCTCCAGCTCCGGGCGACCGCGGCCCTCAAAGCGTTCCTCGAACTGGTCGTCCTTGTGCTTGTCGATGATCGCCCACGCATCCGCGGGCGCGATCCCTACCGCCTTCGCCGCCTTGAATGGCGAGCGCGTGCGACGGTACTGGACCATCAGTTCTTTCTCAATCTCGGGGGTGATAACGGTCACGTCTTGCAACTCCAAAAGGTGCGTCCTGAAAAGCACACCCGTGTGATTTCAGGGTAATGGGAAGAGAGAAGTTACCCGGCAACTTCTCCTAGTTCCTGTGGATTATCAAGGTCGATCACCAAGTCCGCCACGTCGACCGCGCGGTGGGTGATGAGGATGATCTGGGACAGCCGGGCCTTGAGCCGCTGGAGCGCCAGCTTCGTCGCCGATCGGCGCTGCTCGTCGGCGTCGCTGTCGATCTCATCGCCGAGGAACACGGGGAAAGCATCGGCGACCAGAGCCTGGCCGAGCGCGATGCGCAGCGCCAGATTGGCGACCGTCTCGCCCGCGCCCGACAGCGTCTCGATCCGCTGCCCATCGACGGTGATCTCCATGTCGTCGTCCACGACCACACTCGACAGCTCGCCCGCGCTCATGTCGTAGATCAGCGACGAGGCGATGCGCGACAGCATCGGCGCGAGGTGCGCCTTGAAGGTGGCACGGGCCTCGCCCAGCCGCGTGCTGCCCTCACGATACGCCTCGGCGCGCCGCTGGTTCTCCGCGATCGCTGCGGTGTCGGCGGCATGCTTCACGACGTCGGCGTCGTACCGCTCGATCGCCGCCTCGTAGATCTTGGCGTGCGTCAGCCGCTCCTGCAACTCGTCGAGCTGGTCATCGGCCATTGGCTTGCCGTTGACCCCGATCCACGCCTCCAGCTTCTCGCGCGCGGCGCGGGCGCGCTCGACAGCGGCATCAAAGGCCTCGCTCTGCGCGTCGAACCGCGACCACGCCGCGTGCGCGGTGCGCAGCCCGTCGAGGTCATGGACCTGCACAGGGTTGCCCAGCAGCTTGATCTCGGCCTCGGCATCGACCGCAGCGTTGTAGGCGGCGAGGCGCTGGCGCGCGTGGCGTGCGCCGCCGGGGGCGAGCGAGCCGGCTGCGTCATCCGGGGCGGGCGGCAACGGCGTGGCCCAGTTCTCGATCGCGCGATGCTCAGCCATCAGTGCCGCCCGGCTGACCGCCGGCTCGGTCGGTACGTCGCCACCGACGCGGAACTTGGTGCCGCACGAAGGGCATTCGGCCTGCTCGTCGCTCATGCGCTGGCGCAGGTCGATCTCCTCCCATACGCCGCGGACCGCCTCGATCTCTTCGCGGGTCATGGTCGGCTGCGGCCCGCGCGCGTCGCGTAGCTGCTCCCACTCGTACCGCGCTTCGGCCATCGCGATCAGGCCTTCGCTGTCCACGGCGTCCTTCGGTGCGGCGTCGATGATCTTCTGGAGCCGGGCGCGCTCGCGCGCGGTAGCGTCGGCGTTCGCCTGCACCGTGACCGCCTCATCGACCTGCGCGCGGCTCACACGCGCGCCCTCCGGCCGCCGCGGCGCGGTAACCTGCTGGACGGTGTCGTTCTCCCTCCGGTCATGCTCGACACGCAGCTGGCGCGCGCGCGTGAGCGTCGTGGCGATGTCGGTCGACAGGGCGTAGCCCTCGGGCTTTACCGGCTCGACCGGCGCGCGCAGCGCGGAGGTCAGCCCCTCGGCCACTCCCTTGAATTTCTTCGCTTCGTCGCGGCACGCCTTCTCGATCGTCTCGTAGGTGGCGAGGCCGACGACCTTGTCGATCAGCTGCTTGCGCTCGCTGGCGCGCAGCTGGCCCAGCTTGTCGGTTTGCTTCTGGACAGCGGCATTGGCGAGGTCGAACACGTCGAGGCCATAGCCCAGCAGCTCGATCACCTTGGCCGTCACCGCGTCCGCGCCGACCGCCTCGACGACGCCAGTGGTGAGGTCGGTCAGCTGCTCGCGTCGTGGCGTGCGCTTGATGTGAACCCGCTTGCCGCCGAGCCGGAAGGTGCCCTCGGCATGGAAGTCGCTGTAGTCGGCGGCCATGCCGCGCAGGGCCTTCTTGCCAAACAGCAGGTAGCGCGGCGTCTCGACCGCCAGCAGGCTTTTGCCGCTGCCGTTCCGCCCGATGACGGCGGTGATGCCTGGTGGAGGCGAAAGCTCGCCCGAGAAGGACCAGCTCTTGATAGGGGTGACGAACGTGGCCGTCGCTTTGATGTGCTCGATCATGGGGATGTCGTACTCCTATTCTTCTTTATAGGTGTGCGTTTTTATCAAGTTACCGGGTAACTTGATAAAAATACATGTAGTAGGATCTGATATGTGGACGCCTGAGCAGTTCATCGCCAACTTCAAGCAGCGGTGGGAAGGCGGCATGAGCCGCGACCCCAACGACGCCGGCAACTGGTCGGGCGCGAAAAAGGGTGTCGGCACCCTCGTCGGGTCCAACCACGGCATCACCGGCGCAGTGCTGGCTAAGTCGCGCGGCAAGCCCGTGACCATGAAGGACATGGAGGCGCTGACACCGGCTGAGGCTGGCCGCATCGCCCTCCAGATGTTCTACAAGGACGTCGGCCTCGACAAGCTGCCGTGGAACCGCGTCACCGCCTCTGTCATGGACTTTGGCTACAACGCCGGCCCGCTCCGCAGCATCAAGCTGTTGCAGGACATCCTCGACGTCAGCATGGACGGTCAGATCGGACTGGGCACGACCGGCGCGTACAAGGCGCGCCTCGCGCGCGTCGGCGAGCAGGTCATGGCTGGCGCGTTCTGGGCGATGCGCGAGGAATATTACGAGGATCTGGTCGCCGCGCGCCCGAGCGACGGCATCTACCTCAAGGGCTGGGACAACCGCTCGGACTATTACTTGCCCGGTCACCCGGAGGGCTGGTGGAACAAGTTCGGCGCGTGACCGACCAACAGCTCCTCGTCACCCTGAACATCATCCGCTCGGTGATCCTGATCGCCGCGATTGTCGGCGCGGTGTCGTACCGTCACATTGACCGTCGAATCGTCATCTGTGTTGCTGCGCTTGTGCTTGTGCTCAACCTGTGCGGGCTGGCGATCGCCACCTTTTTGGTGAACCATGCCTGACAACTTCCTGACCAACGCCAGCCACGGGCGCTACCGCTGGACCATCATCGCCTTCGCGCTCGCCGGGCTGCTCATCAGCGCCCTCGTGGTGTGGCAGCTGTACGAGATGACCCCGGCGCGCTGGTGCGTGCTGGCCAAGCAGGGATCGCCCGAGTTGGCGACCGGCTGCTTCAACGTCCTGCTCAAGCTGCTGGACATCAAGGACCATGCCCTGATGATGCTCATCGGCGTGCTGGCCCTGACCATCATCGCCGTCGTCGCGGTGGCCCTTGGTGTGCGCATTTCCGGTGCTGCACCCGGTGGTTTCAGCGTTGATGTCGGCGCGGACAAGACCACGGTCGCGGCCGACGGCGGACAGGCCACGATCGACACCCCTCCTACTGCCCGAGAGGCTGAACAATGACCCTGTCGAACCCCCTGACCGCACCACTCTGGAAGATCGGCACCTTCGCCGCCGGTCTGATCTGTTTGGTCCTCTCCGGCTTTCTGATCGCCAGCACTCTCGAAAATCGTGGCCTCGTCGTTCAGCGTAGCGCGCTGTCTGCGCAGATCAACGACCCGAAGGTCGGCTTTGTGGCACGGCTGGCGCAGGCGAACACCAATGTCGAGACGCTGAAGGTCGCGCTTAACACCCAGCGCCAGAGCTTTGAGACGAAGGCGGCGCAGCGTGAAGCCGTACTCGCCGAGACGTCGCGCAAGTTGAAACTTGCCCAAGTCTCGACGCGGACTATGCAGTTGAAGCTGGACCGTTTTCTGGCCACCAAGCCGCAGGGGGCTACCCTTGAAGATCGGGTGCGTGATATTGACCAGCGCGCGCTTTCGGAGCTTGTTCAGTGAAGAACCTCGTACCTATCCTTGGTCTGGCTCTGCTCGGCGCTTGCGCGACAAAGCCGGCCCCGCGTCCCGAACCGATCGTCGTGCCGCAGCCTGTTGCGGTAGCGGTTGACGCACCGTGCGTGCCTGACACGCTGGGCAAGGCTCCTGCCTATGTCGACACCAAGGACAAGCTGGTCGGCGCAGCGGACGCAGCGGAGCGCCTGCAGCTGCTCTACGCCGGCCGCGCGCAGCGCGAGGCGCGGCTGAACGAGATCGAGCCGATCATTGACGGGTGCCCTCGCGGTTCCGTGAAGAAGTAACACCATGAGCATGATCGATCAGGAGGCGCGTGATAAGGCGAGCCAGGCCCTGCATGATCTCAACAATCATAAGGCCGTGACGGAGATCGAGCTTCGCACGCTGAAGGCGCTCGTCGTCGAGCTGAAATCGCAGCTGAAGTGGGCTGGCGGTCTGATCGTGATGCTGTTCATCAGCACCCTGACGTGGTCGCTTGCCCAGCAGTACAGCGCCAATGAGGCGCAGAAGAAGGACATGGCCCAGCAAATCGAGCTGCTGAAGGAGCAGGAGCGGGCGCGCAATGCGTCCCGCTCCGAAATCCTGAGCCGCCTACCGGCCGGTACTACCGAGGCCACCGACACCACGGGCAGTCTCGCTCAAGCTGGCAACCTCAGCCGTAGCCGCACGAGTAACGGGGCAGAGAACTAGCTGGGCGATCCGATCGCCGCGCTTGATCTCGTGCGCATTGCGACCGAGGTGCGACAGGATCACCATCAGCTCACCGCGATAATCCTCGTCAATCGTTCCGATCCCATTCGTCACGAACACGCCGTGCTTCGCTGCTAGTCCACTTCGGCTGCGCACCTGCAGTTCGTGACCGGCCGGCACCTCCACGGCGAACCCGGTGGTGAAGATCTTGGTGTTGCCGTGGAACAGCTTGAAGTCCTCGGCGGAACAGATGTCCATGCCCGCTGCGCCGGGCGTGGTGTACGTCGGCAAAGGCAAGTTCTCCCCGTGGGGCAGGCGCAGGAACTTGAGCGTTAGGTCCATATCGGATCTCCAGATGTGTGATGCCAAGATCAACCGCTGTCTCCAATCGCTTGGCGTCGATGCAGAGAGCGAACTCGCGATCGCGTGGTGGCTTGTGCGAGCTGATCCGAATGACGGACTCGCATGGTGTGCCGGGGAAGAGGATAACGTAACGACTGTCGGAGTGGGCAATGGTGCTGCACTCCATCTTGCAAGGCAGACCCAGCGACCGAGCCTTGTCAATCAGCTTGATCGCCACCTCGCCGCTGTTCCTCACCATTGGGAAGTCTCTCCTGAATGAAGGCGCGAACCTCCGGGTCAAGAGGGTCCAGCGCCGCGCGGACAATACCGGGCCAGTCAAATTTGTCCAAGGATAGGGAGCCTCCACCGTTGTCCGATTGCACGCGCTGCGCAGGGACGGCGGTGACGGCGAAAGCGTCAAGGGTCGGCTTCTCCTCGCCGGGGGCGAGTGTGATGCGAACGCACTTGTCGCGTAGGCTGTCAGGGGGTGCCGCCAGCGCCTCGGCCAACGTCATGGTGACGTAGATCAACCCTTCTGGGTCTTCGCCATGTCCGTAGGGTTCAAGCGATCCGGTCCCGTGGATCGTGACACCATCGACGACATAATCTCGGGGGGCGTGGTAGTGGCCCGAATATAGCGGGACCGTGCCGAAGGCGTCGCGAAGAGCAACGACAGGGGCAAGATGGAGGTCTTCACCCCCGAACGACGAGAGATCCCAGTGTCCGACGGCGGCGACGGGTCCGGCGCTTCCTCGGGCGGTGCGTGCGAGGCTGGTGACTTGGTCGACGGCATTACGATCCCACTCCCACGGGAAAAACGCTACCTCGCCGATCAACGCCGGCTTGGTCAAGATGAAGAGGTTGGGGTAACGCCGGTGGCACGCCACCTTGAACACGTTGAAGGCGGCCGTGGCGGTCACCTTGCGCGGCATGTCGTGATTGCCGGCCATCATGATGAAGAGGGTGCTGGGACGGTTAATAGCCGCCGCCAACACCGCGTCGATCGCCTGCTTGACGATCGTGTGCGACACGTAGGGGTTGTCGAACAGATCGCCGACCATCACCACCATGTCGCCGGGCGCGGCCAGCTGCTCGATGAATTTCCGAAGCTGACGAGCTTCACGCTCACCGCGTCGGTGGGCCGGAACCCCGACCTCGAACTTGCGCCCGAGGTGGGGATCACCAATCAGCCAGCCGCGCTCGAACTGCACGGCTTACGCCAGGATGCCGCCGGGGCGGGTCTTCATCGACTTGGTCTTGTCGCCGTCGGTGACGTCCACCACGACGAACTGGCCGTCATGTCCGGTCACGGTGCCGGAGCGAATGACCTGCGTCGGGCCGGCCTTGAACGAAACGGTCGAGCCAACGGCGAAGTCGGTGGGAAGGGGTGTGGTCTTGGGCATTGGGGTTCTCCAGCGCGGACATGCGCTGGAGGGACTTCTAAGACCCTGATTTTCTAGGTCAAGGACGATTTGCGAAGCTCGACGATACGACCGCTTTCTGGGCTTGCTTCCGGCGTATCTTCTCAATCACCTCCGGCTGCTCGCAGCGGTAGAACTCAGTACGATAGGCGTCGTCGGCATCCAGCCCGGTGACGACGCATAGCGACGCCAGCGTCACCAAGGTTCCGCCCAAGTCCTGCCGCGGCTCGCCAGCCGGCTTGTCGTAGACCTGCTTGACGAGGGCCTGCGCCTGCTCGCGCGTGACGCCGAGGCTCTGGATCAGCTCCAGCGCCTCTTCACCGAAGCGCAGGCCGCGCTCCTCGACATCCTTGAGACTGGCCTTGCCGAACACCTTGGTCAGCCAGCTGCGGACACGGGTCTTTTCCCAGACAATCTTCATGGGTGGCTCCAGATTGCAAGGGTGATCGCCGCAGCTGCCGCGGAGGCGGCCGACAGGATCGCGGCGACCATCGCCCACTCGATTGCTGCGACCGACAGCACGGTTGGCGACAGCCACCACAGCAACACCGCGGCCAAAGCCACGACGACAGCAACGAGGGCGACGTTGGTCATCAGCGTGACCGGCTCGTGTAGCTCGGCACGGCGCTTACGCACCAGTTCGGCCGAGCGCCGCGCGGCGGCGTCCATCGACATGAACGGCCAGCCCTCGGGCTTCTCGCCCTCGCGGGCGGTGCCTGGCCATGCGACGCCCTCGCCGCGAAAGGCGTCACGGAAATCGCTGATGTTCAGGGTATCGGTCATCATGAAACACTCGCATGAATGTGCTGCCGCTGCGCTTCCATCAGCATGTCGATCTGGAAGGCCGCATCGTGCAGACCGTTGTGCTTGTCCCCGTTGAACGGCACCTGCTTCTCCATGTCAGGATGGGCAGGGTCGTCGCGCAGGGCGGCGATGTAGGTGTTGAGGTCGCGCGCCAGCCGGTAGTGGAACGGCATGGTCATGCCGAGCTGGAGGAAATGGCTGGCGATCACCGTCCAGTCGAACGTGATGGGCTTGCCCCAGAAACGGAAGCCGCCGTCCGGCGCACCGTCGAGGCAGAAGGCATGGAAGGCCTGCCACACCGGCAGCGCCGGCTCGCTGCGGGCGATGATGCGGTTGTAGACCTCGCGGTTGCGGCCGAGCCAGAAATCCCGCGTGTCGCCGGTCCAGTGCCGGCGCGGCAGCAACTCGGGCACGCGATCGAACATGGGTCCGATCTCGCCGGTTTTGGCGTTGAACTTGATCGCAGCGACATGGAAGCAGCCGAAGACGGACGGGTCATCGTTGCCCGTCGTCTCGACGTCGACCATCATGTCGGTAAAGGCGCTCATGCGACGAACGCCGGCGCGCCCGCGCGCGGCTTCCACGAGATGCACAGCCAGTTCGGCGTCGGGCGATGCGTGGTGCCCTCGTCATCGACGATGCGATGACTGCCATTGGCGAGCACATAAAGCAGCGCTGGGTTGCTGATGCGCAGCACGCCGCCGTTCGCATAGCGATACTCGCGGTACTGCTCGGTTGAAATGTCGGTGGGCAGGATGCCGCCGACGCTCACAGAGTTGGTTGCCAAGGGGTCAGCTCCTCGAATTTCAGGGACGCCCGGCCCTCGGCGAGGGTCGCTGCGTACTGCTTGCAGGGCATGACATACCACTGCGCATGGTGGAAGGAATAGATGTAGAAATTGTAGGGTCCGTGGACCCGCGCCTGCCGCAGTGCCGCGCTCGATTGGCCGGGCTGGATGCCGTGGAAGGAGAAGCTGGTCTTGTGGACCGTCGACTTCACCTCGGCATATTGCAGCAGCCCATTCAGCGTCACGAGATAATCGGACGGCTTGGGATAGTCGCCGACGGCACGGCCGCCGTTGCGGCCCCGGAGATCAGCCTGATCCCAGAACCGCTCGACGACCGCGCCGAGGCGGGCCATGATCGAGAGGAAGCCCGCCTCGGCGGACTTACCGTCGTTGCGCGCCGGCATCATCGACCACCGTCACGTTGGTGCGCAGCCAGTAGGTCAGCGCCAGCATGAAGACGAAGCCTAGATAGACGCCGCGGAAGGGCAACGACCAGTCGCCGGGGTTGGCCTGCCATGTGATCCACGCGGTCGCGCCCCACGAGAGCGCGCCGATGATGACGGTGAGCAACAGGAAGCCGAGCAGGCGGCCGAGTTGGGTGCGGGTGATTGTCATGCGAACATCCAGTCCAAAAGTTCAGCGACCTTCTGCTCCGAAAGAACGGTGCCTTCAAGGTCTTTGTCGACGACGCCGGGGATGACCTGTGCCTCGTCCAGCTCGATCTGGCTGAACGGGGTGCCATCGAACGGGCGGAAGGTCCGGCCGATTGCCACCGTGCAGTGCAACGGCAGCGTTGACACGATCGTCGGGTGCTCGGTCATAGCGGCGCGCAGCAGCGGGATGAACGCCATCACGAAGCGACGGGGCACGGAGAAGACCAGCTCGTCGTGAATCGGCATCATCAGACGCGGCCCACCAAGGCCCATTGGCATGCCGGCGTCGGCGCAGAGGGTGCGCAAACGGATCAGCGACCGCTTGGCCATCGTGGCGCAGGTGCCCTGGATCATGGCGTTGACGGCTTGGTTCTTTGCGCGAGCCGACAGGCGGCGCGCGGCCGTCTCGGCATAGCGCACCATGCCCGGCGCAGCCGTGATGTCGACGAACTTCTGGATCAGCGCCTTCTGCCACTCGTAGGTGGCCTCGAAGCGGTTGCGCCGGTGCCCGTCAGGCAGCACGACGTAGCCGTTCATCGCGGCTTCCTCCTGCACACCCACGCGCCACGCCTCCGCGATCGGGAAGCGCGCCCGGTAGTTGTCCACCAGCTCCCAGTGCTCGTCGTCCGACAGGCTCAGGTTGTTGGCGACGGTCGAGAGCGCGCCCGAATACCAGTAGGAGAAGTTCACGCCCTTGCCGACCGCGGTGCCACGGGCGAACTTGTGGTAGTCCTTCGGCGTCAGAATGGTGCCGCTGAAGTTCCGCAACACACGGTCATTCGGATTGCGTCCGAACTTGAACTCGCGGAACTCGTCCTCGGTGAGGCCAGGAAGAGTTTTGACGCACAGCGCATCGACCGCGGCACCGGAGTGCATGTCACCGTAAGGGATCTGTCCGTAGACCTTGGCGAAGCCGGGATCGCCGGATCGATCGCCGATGAGGACCAGCTCGATGGCGGACCAGTCAGCGGAGACGACCACGCAATCATCGTCATCACCAAGATAGAAAGAACGGATGTACGCGCTACTGCCCGACTTGGCGAGCTGCATCGGGTTGGGGAAGGACGTCGCGAGCCGGCGCGTGGCCAGCTGGGACGAGAGGGAGGGGTAAACACGGCTCGTCTCCGGGTCCATGAGCTGGGTGTAGGGCGTCAGGTACAGCTTCATTCGCTGCTCGATGTCAGCCATATCCTGCAGCAGTTCCATGACGCCGAAGGCCTCGGTGTTACCGGCCTTCTCGAACGCCTCACGGATCTTGCCGCGCGCCTCGGCATCCGACGCCACGCTGCCGTCGCTGTAGCGCATCTTCGCGCCCAGCAGATCGTAAATGATCGTGCGCATCGTCTGGTAGTAGACGAGGTTCAGCTTGCCGGCCTTGACCTTCATGCCCTGCTCGGCGGCCCATGCGTTGCCGATCGGGTTCGACACCTGGAAGCACTGCGTGAAGTCGTCGTCGCTGTCCGGCGACACGGCCCACAGTGCGATGTCGCTGCGCTTCTTCTGCCAGTTCTTCTCGTACCAGCTCTCGTACTCGGTCAGCTTGGCGTGCGGCTCGTCCTTGAACGGCAGCAGTGAACGAACGGCGGCCTTGAGCGTGCGCAGCTTGGCGGCCATCGCGATGCGCTCCAGCCGCTGTCGCTCGAACACCTGCTCCAGATCGAGCCGGATGCCCTGCATCCACGCCTCGGCATACTGGAGAACCATCGGGTTCTCTTGGCTGAAGAACGCCTGCAGAGCGTGCGGGTTGAACCGCAGCATCTCGTCGAACATCCACAGGTAGTGCTGGACGGCCCAATAGGCGTCGTCGGCACCGTAGGAGCAGACCTGCTCACCGGTCAGCTCGCCCATGTGCGTCGCGCCGGCCTGCGCCAGCGTGTCCTTGAACGTCGCCTGCTCGTAGCCGAACCGGCTCTTGGTCAGCGCCTTGAGGCTGTAGCCCTTGGCGATCGACTTCACGAAGCCGTTGTAGCTGTGCTCGGCCTTGGACTCCTTGGCCGTGAACTTGCCCAGCAGCTCGGTCGCTTCGTCGGTGTTGCCGCCCTCGGCCCACGCGCGAACGATGTCGGGCACCAGCTTGTGGAAGGCGCGCGGGATCGGCGTCGCATAGAAGGTCGAGAGGTCGTACTCGTCGGGGCCGTGGTGCGACACCGCCATCTGCAGCGTGCAGACGAGGTTGCGCAGGTCGATGCCGGCGAACGTCATCGTGTTGGCGATCTCGAACGGCGCGTTGTGCGCCACGCAGATCGTGTCGTCGCTGGCCGCGGCCAGCACCTGATGCAGCACATCGACCGGCAGGCGGTTCTCGACGTCGGCGTGGTTGAGGTTCACGTACCAGCTGTAGGGCGATCCCTTGCAGTGGATCGAGAAGCCGGTGATGACCGTGCGCCGCACGTCGAAGACGTGCCGGACGGCGGTATTGTAGAGGTTGAGGCCGGGGTGCCGGTTCTCGTCCTGCGTCTCGATGTCGTAGCCGTACAGCTCGGTCGTGCGCAGCTCTTCAAGGAGACGGGGCAGGGTGTGCTCGACGTTACGGGCATCGATCAGGATCGGGGTCGTATGCGACATCTTGGATACTCCCTATGTCAGCTGGTGGATCTTGTAGTGCGCTACGGCCTCGGTCAGCTCGTTGCAAGCAATATCGAGGAGTTCATCAACCGATGCGCCGCTGGCCGCCGCGGTGCCGACCAGCACGCGGGCCAGCATGTTGAGCAGCGGTGCGGTGATATTGGTGGCCGGCTCGCGGTCGGCGATCGCCTCCTTGACGGCACTCTCGATCTTCTCGGTCAGGACGTGGGGCATCAGCCATACGTCTCCCGTAGATCACGCTCGATCTGAACGGCAATGCTGCGGCCTTCGTAGCGCGCCTTCTCCTTGAGCTTGGCGTACATCTCCGGCGGCAGGCGCACGGTGAACGCGGGATAGTCGCGGCGGATACAAACCTGATCGTCAGGGATCGGCTTGCGCCCGCGCCCGCGGCGGTTGGTCTGCGCTTGTTCGGACTTCAGTTCACGCGACATCAGGTCGCTCCTTCTCTTCGACAGCGGCGATCGCGGCGTCGCGCGCCTGCCGGTAGGCCTGCGGGTCGCTGCGCAGGTTGCGGTAGGTGTCGAACACGGCGTGGTTCAGGGCGCGCGGCACACGCCGCCAGTGCGGCCAGCACATCAGCTGGCCGTCCTTGGCCGGCTTCTCGCAGCCGGAGATTGCGCAGGCGTGGCTCATATCGTCTCTCCGTTCGCGTTGACGCGGCGCAGCTGGTTGACCAGCGATGGGTTCAGCCACCAGCGATCGTTCACCTCATCGCCGAGCGGCATGGCCTGCTGCATCCGCCAGAACCGCTCCAGCACCGTCTGCGGCACGCGGTGGTTCTCCGGCCGGCTGGCATTGCGGTCGATCACCTCGCCCCACGTCAGGTCGAAATAGACCACGTTGACGGCCATGCCATATTTGCGGGCGGTCTTGTGAAAGTTCTCGACGGCCTTCCAAGCCAACCCGGTATCGGAGAGGATCACGTCGTCGTAGATGCCGTGGCGCAGCGCGGTCACCATCGCCTTGTGCATCGTCGGGCCGATCAGCAGGGCAAGGTCGGGCTTAGCGGCCAGCTCGCCGTGGTAGCGGTAGCGATCGCCGAACAGGCACTCGCGCATCCGGTCGCGCTCCAGCCGCAGGGCGTGGCGGAAATGAGTGTCAGCGTAGGTCGACTTGCCGCTGCCGGGCAAGCCAACCGTAATCGTGAGCGTCTTCATAGGAAGAACTTCTCCAGCAGGGCGAGCGCCGCGGCGCGGTCGGGAGTGCCGAACCGCGTGCCGCCGTCCAGCTCGTCGTCAGGCACGTTCTGGAAGTGAGTGACCAGCAGCATGTTCTGCAGCAGGTCGACGTTGGCTTGGTCGGTCAACCACGCCTTGATCGCGGGGGTGAAAGGGATCGGCTCGAACGCCGCCGGGTCGCCGGCCACGATCGCGGCCTGGATGGCGTCCCAGTGCGGTTCCAGCTTTTCCCAGCGGCCGTGGCCGAAGCCCTTGATGCCATCGATGTTGTCGCTGCTGTCGCCACACATCGCCTTGTAGAGCGCGATGCGCTTGGCATCGATACCCTTCATGTTCACGCCATTCAGCGTGCAGAGGTGGGCGATCTGGCCGTAGTCCATGTCGTTCGAATGGACGCGGCAGTGGACGCCCTTGGCGGCGAAGCGGCGCACCAGCGTGGCGATGACGTCATCCGCCTCCCAGCCGTGAACCTCGAACTGGATGGCCGGCGAGTGCGCAGCGACGTCGCGCCACAGGCGGATCTGAGCGTAGATGTCCTCGGGCGTTGGCGACCGGTTCATCTTGTACTGCGGGTAGATTTCACGGCGGCGCGCATTGTGGTCGCGGCCATCCCAGCACCATATCTGGGTGCCGGCAGGCTGCGCCATCGCATGCTCATAGCGCATGCGCAGCGACATCGGACGCTGGCCCGGCAGCTGTGCCTTCTGCTCGAAGGCACGGCGCATGACGTTGTTGCCGTCATAAAGGTCGATCACGGCCACAGGACGACCCCTGCGGTGCCCTGCAGGACGGTCGCAGCGATCAGGAGCCAGCCAATGCGCGGCTGATCGATCGTCCAGTCGAACGCGCCAGCTGCGGCCCATGCACACGATGCGGCGCAGAGGAACAGGAGGATGGAGAGGATCATATTTCTTGCTCCAGCATACCGACGACGGCGTAGAACTCTTCGTCGGTGCGGATGAGGGCTTGGCTCTTGCGCCAGCCGTAGAGGATCGAGGTGTGGTCCTTGCCCAGCAGCGCGCCTACGCGCGGCAGCGACCAGCCAACCCGATCAATGAGAACGTGGGCGATCGCCCAGCGCGCCCGGCTGATGTTGCCGTGACGGCGCTGCGATCGAAGCTCGTCCGGCGTGACGCCGAAATGAGCGCAGGCACACGCGACAAGGCGGCCCGACACCGTAGTGCCGGGCCGCCCCGTTGGCCGATCGGAGGTGAAGCCGACCGTCGCCAGCATCAGTCGCGGATCTTCTCGATCAGCTCGAACTGGGCGACGCCCCACTTGTTGTTGTTGCGGTTGGTCCGCATCAGGTGGGTGACCTTCACCTTGACCACCGCATCCTGCAGGCCCTGCTTGGTGAGGGTCCGCACGAACGACTGGAACTCCTTGAAGCCCGTCACGGAGGGGGTGATGCCGATCCGCGTTTCCGCGGGGACCGTCACGCCGTCGCCCGACTTGACGTCGTCCAGCAGGGTGACGGGGATCTCGGCCGTCTGGTACACGCCCGAGCACTTGGTGGTCGCTTCCAGATGGGCGAGCGCCTGCTGGAAGTTCTGCCCGTTCGGCGTGACCACGCCGTCATAGGACTTGATGAACTTGGTGTTGCCACCAACCTCACCGCGCGCCGAGTAGATCGGCACGACCTCGTTCATGTCGAGTTCGGCTTCGAACGACTCGAAATACTTCTTCATGTCCGTGCCGATCTGGAAACCGGCCTGGTCCATGCGAAGGTAGTCGTCGACGCTGATGCCGCCGGCTTCGGCGAAGGACGCCATGCTGGGCTTGGCGAGAGCGCCTGCGCCGCCGGCCGGGGCCAGCTGCTGACCGGCGCCCTGGTCGAGGGCCGGAGGCGAGAAGGAAGCAGCCGCGCCAGCGGCCTGATCCATGACACGATCGAGAGCGGAGTTCTGAGCCATTTTGTGTTCCTGTTTCAGATGTTGTTCGCCGACGCGGTTGCGACCGGTGAGGCGCTTTTAGCGTGCGCCACGCGCAATGCCAAGGTAATCTTAGAAGTTACCCGGCAATCTCTATCGCAGCTCCGTGAACCGGTCTGCAGTGAACTCGTCGACGGGCCGGACGAACTCGATGTCGGCCTCGCGGAATTTGTCAAAATCGGGACCGGCGATACGGCGGTAGCGGACGCGCACCTTGCCGGTGTCGCTGTCGATGGCGTGGCCGGTGACCCGGTAGACGCCGCCCTTCTTGTGTTTGTAGGTCGTGCCCAGCTGAACACGCTCGCGAGCCTGCCGCAGCTCGTCGTTGAGGATCGCGGTGCGAGTGGCGGCCTCGGAAGAGGCATTCCAAGGTTCTTGCTGTGGATCGGTCATTAGGTTTCTCCTTTATAGGAATGCGTTTTTATCTAGTTACCGGGTAATTAGATAAAAAATATGTATTATAGAACTAAGACACCGAACCCGCGGCGCGTCGAAAGAGAGTGGCCAAAAGCGCCACACTCTTGTAGCCCTGCGCGGCAATCACGTTCGGCGCACGGGCCATCTGCTTTTCGATGCGCTCGCTGTGCATCCGCTTCACCTCGATGAACACGTCAAAGGCCGGCAGGTAGAAGTCGAGACACTCAGGCTGTCGCTCATGCTCGAACTCGACGCCGGCCGCGTCCAGCGCGTCGGCGATCTGCCGCTCCATCGGGTCAGTAATCTGCATCGACCCACGCCTTCTTCGCGTCGTCCCACTGCTCGACCATGACGAAGCCGAGGACGTGGGGCTGGAGCACGCGCTTGAGGACCGCCGCCTCGGCGGCCTCGTGAGCGTAGAAGGTCGGCATCAGGTCGTTGATGACGCACCGCACGGCGAACCGCGGGTGCCTGCGCAGGCCGAGCGGCAGGTCGGGGTGGTCGGCGGGGCCGAATGCGGTGTCGGTCATGCTGCCTCCGTGAAGTGAAGAACCGGCCGCGTGTCGTCGACACGATTGGCCAGCTGGCTCTTGGCCGTGTTGATCTGGAAGATGCGCGTCTCGATGTCGGTGGTGTACCGCAAGAACGTCACGCGCAGCGTCTTCGTCCTGGACCCGCGGCTCGCGCGCCGGTAGGCCTGCAAGATGTTGGTGTCGAGATAGTCGAGCGAAACGAAGATCACATGATCGAACATTTCCCAGTTATAGCCGACCGCTACCGTCGGACCCGACCCCACAATGACGTCCAGCTCGCCTCGCTGCGCCATCTCGTCGATGCGTGCGCGCTGCGGGCCGCTCGTGTCGCTGTTGATGAGTTCTGCACGCAGTCCCAGATCACGGGCGAGGCGAAGGAGACGTTCCTGCTCGGGCTTGAGGCTCGCGAACATCAGGCACTTGACGCCCTCCGACAGGTGGACCCGGAGACGTTCATCTTTTGCCGTCTCCTCACCCTTGGCGAGGCCCAGCGTCTCGGGGTGGCCCATGATCTGCCGGCACCGGATCAGGTTGACGCCCGGTAGGGTGCCATCCAGCGTCCGGCCATCCTCCAGTTCGAGCATGGCTTGCTCTTCGAACTTGTCGTACTCGGCCTGCAGCTGCTCGTTGAGGTCGACATACTCGGTGAAGAACACGACGTCCTCCTCGCCGTAGACTTCCTCGAACGTGCGGCGGATCGAGTGGCGCTCGATGATCGCCTTCAGCTTGGCCTCGTTCTTCCAGACGATGACGCGATCGTAGTCGTCGGTGATCGCGGCGTGTTCGTAATAGAAGCCCTGCAGCGACCCATAATACCGCGGCTCGATCACGCTGATCGCGGCGTAGGCGCTGTCGAGGCGGCCGTTGATGAGCGTGCCGGTCATGCCGACGAACCGCTCGACCTTGCGCATCACCCAGTAGAAGCTCTCGGTCGCCTTGCTGGTTGGCGTCGAGTAGCCGCCGGGCATGTGCAGCTCGTCGACCAGCAGCAGCTTGGCGTCGGGGAACGCCGCGAGCAGCCGGTCATAGTGCTCCGACATGAAGGCGAAGGTGAAGATCACGACCTTGACGCCCTGCTGAGCGTAATAGCCGATCAGGTCACGCGCCGTTTCTTCCTCGATCACGTCGTCGCGCATCGGCGTGACGCCATCCGGCATGAACTTGGGCACGACTTCGAGGCCCGGAGGGCACTCCATGCTGCGCACAGGCTTGCCGCGCCCGTCGAGTGGTGCCCACTCGAACGAGGTGAGGTTGTCGGCCGTCTGGAACGGCCGGCTGTACCAGAACTTGATCGCCTTGGCCTGCGCGGCGGCGCTCTTGCTGGTCTGCTTCGCTGCGGCGCGCTCACGCAGGGCGTGGGTGGTCGTCTGCTCGCCTGTTTGGACCACGCGAACCGGCCACGACTTGATCGTTTTCTGCCGCTGGATCGTTGGACCGGTCCAGCTGTTGGTCATCGCGAGGTGGTCGGTCTTGAGGATCGCAACGTCGTCGCCCGGCGTGTACCGCTTGGGGTTCTTGACGTTGAAGTCGGAGAAGCGACAAATCTCCTTGAGGTTCTTGTTCAGCAGCGACTTGGGCATTGACCAGAAGGTTCGGCCTTGCTGTCGTGCCCACACCCAATAGGCGTAGACGCAACAAGGAGGGGTCTTACCCGTTCCCGGATCGCTAAGATCGAGACATCTTGGGTTGGCGATATAGAAAGCAAGCTGTCCGACTTGTTTTTCGCGCAGCTGCGGGATCTCTTTTTCCATTGCGGACCTCCTGAAACCTGTTAAACGTAAGCCATGACAGCTTTACTATCCAGAGACGATGCCCAAAGCAAGAGCCTGCCCCGGTTCTTCACTGGGGTGCCCTGCCGTAACGGCCACGTCGCCGAGCGATACACCAGCACCGGCCAGTGTTTTGCCTGCCTCTCGGCTTCCAACGAGAGGCGGTATCGAAGCAACCCGTCTGAGTTCAAAAAGAGAAGCCAAGAGTGGCGCAAGAAGAACCCAGAAAAGTATGCTCGCTCTAATAAGTCCAGTCGCTACAAAAAGGTATATGGGGTTACCATCGACCAAGTGGAAGCGATGGCCGAGGCTCAAGGGAACGCTTGCCCTGCTTGCGACTGTTCTTTTGAGGAGCGAGTTCCTCATATCGATCATTGTCATGCTACTGGAAAGGTGCGGGGTCTTCTGTGCGGACCCTGTAATCAAGCTCTCGGTCTGACCAAAGACAACCCCGAGACGCTGCGCCGCTTGGCGGCCTACCTAGAGCAGTGACGGCCGCGGCAGGCGGCCCTTCTTGTCAGGCAGCAGGCACTTGTGCTGCACGTTACTGCCGGGTTCAATCAGGATCCAGCCGCCGCCCTTCTCATTGCCCCAGCGCAGGTTGCGCCGACCGCAGATTGAGCAGGTGACCGGGCGAGGCGCCGGCCGTCGCGGTGGGCGCCCCCAATTGCAGTCGCCGATCCAGCGATCGACGAGGGCGTCGGCATATTCGCCCACGTCAGCTTCCTCTCTTGAGCATGTCCTCGATCCACGACCGACCCAAGGACGGCGTGGATACCATGATTACGGTCTTGGCCATCTGCTCGGCCATACGCCGGCTGGCGACGCCGAGGCTATCCAGCTGACGGTTCAGTGGTCGGATTGCCTCACCCGCAGGGCGGATGAGGTCTACGGGAAAGGGTGGCCGGCACTCCAGACTTGGCCGCCGTCAGCATAGAACTGCGGGTGGAAGTTGCCGAGGTTGAAGGACCAGTCCTTGTACTTCTCGGCCTTCAACCTGGCGAACCGCTCGACCGACTGCTGGAACGCTTCGCGACTGCGTTGCGTGCAGAGCCGAAACTGCCGATTGCGATAGTCCATGATGAACTGCCGGCCACGCCAGATTTCCTTGCCGTTGGTGGCGATCTGGCAGATGCCGAAGTCGAAACAGGAGAAGAGATCGTCGATCGTCTTGCCCCACTGCCCGACCACGATCTGGAAGGGCGGCGCGCCGGGGATCTCGAAGTCGACGACGCCGATGATGCGGTTGTCCGACCGCGGGTACATCTTGTCGCCAACGATTGTGCCCTCGACGCCGACGCTCGCCAGCATGTCGACGACCTTACGCAGGTCCGTCTCGCGGTCCTCGTCGACCGGCACGAAAATGTCGATGTCCTTCACCGGCACGCCGACCGTGCGATCGCGCAGGCAACCGCCGGCCATCACCGCGGTCGGGATCAGTTGGCGCACCAGCGCCAATCCGTCCAGCCACCGCTTGGGAATGTTGGTGACGTCGTTCAGTCCCGTCATGGGCATGTTCTCCAATATCATCCAGCGCCGGCCGAGCACTGGCTCGATGCCGTCGCTGTGTGGCCCGAGCTGCTTGATGTTGCGGCTCGGGCGCACGGTGGTGTACCTTACGCGGTCTGGGGGAGTGGACGCCATTCCGGGTTCTCCCGAGGATAGCCGCGCGGGTTGGTGATGATCGGCACACCGTGGCGCACCACATTCACCGCGGCGTGGGTGTGGCCGTGGTGCCAGCGCAGGATGCGCTCGGCGTTGAAGGCCATGACCTGCTCCATCATCGGGTTCCAGTAATATTGGTTCCCATCCGACCCGAGATACTTCGGATCGAGGCTGGCCTCGCACGGTGCTGTGTGGGTCACGACGATCGCCTTGCTGCCCTCGTCCATCTTGGACAGCTGCTCGGCGACGTACTCGGCATGGCGCTTGGCGGCGTCGTTGACCTCGCTCGCGCAGCCGACCAGCTCGCCGTCCGACATGTAGTTCTTCCAGTGGCCGGCGTCGGCCACCTGATACCAGCCGTTGACGATGATGAGGTACAGGCCGTCGCGAATGCGCAGTGCGCGCGGCTGCGTCGGCTTCTGCATGGTCGCCGCGGCGGCCATCATCTCATAGAACCGGTCCTCCGTCTCGCGGATCGACCGGCCGGCGCGCTTGTTGGCGTAGTGCTCGTGGTTGCCGTCGCAGGCCAGCACCTGATGGCCCTTGCGGGCCAGCTTCTCGACGAACTTGAAGTTGCCGAGGCCGTTGCCGAGGTTACCGGCGATCAGGATGCGCCGCTCCCAGTCCATCACCGAAAGGCGATGGGCGTGGGCGTGGTCCATGTGCAGATCGGACGACAGGCTGTAGTCGAAGCGTTCCATCATTCTTCCAGCAGTTTCTTGAGCAGGCGCTTGCTCTTGCGCAGCGCCTCCTTCTGGGGTGGATCCATCTGCTCGGTGATCGAGCGGGGCAGGTCGGGAGGCGGAAGCCTAGAACTGGACTCTTTCATAGCTGATCTCGTTCACTTGCTCGGTGGTGAGAGTGAACGCGATCGTTGCCTTGGCCTTGCCGCCCTGCGCCCGCGGCGAACACCGCGGGTCAGGGTGAGCGAAAATCGAAACCTCGATCGCGTTCGTCTTGGCGTGTGCGCTGACGAACAGACGCTTGAATTTCAGCACAAGGCCCTTGACCAAGGTGACCCGGTCTAGATGTTGGGTGGCCTGCTTGTAGTCCCACGGCTTGTCGGGATGCGTGATGGTCCAGATCGAGTGGAGATCGGGCACCTTCCAGCCGTACGGCGCGTCGGTGGTCATGATGGTCACGTCGTCAGTGACGCGGATCAGGTCGCCGACCTTGGGGATGAACATCTTCATCGCACGCGCTCCACGCGATTGGGTGAGGTGATCTGCACGTTCTTCCCGCCGACCTCACGAACGGCGATCTGGTTGTGCTCGAAAAAGTGCAGCAGCTCGTAGTGGACGCCGTCGGCGTCGTTCTTGAACCGCACGACGTCGCCCTTAGCGACCGGCTGCTCGACGATCGTGAAGGCCGTCTCGCGCTGCAGTAGCCAGCCGATCTCACTGCCGTTGGGCAGGAGCTTGGCCATGATCTGCTGGCCGCCATCATACGGCGCAACCGAAGTGACGACGGCCTTGAGCTGGACGACGTCGCCCTTACGCAGCGCGGCCACGCGCAGCCTCCATGCGGTCGTAGCCGCACAGGTCGTTGAACCGCATCAGCCAGTTGCGCTTTGCCATGCGTGGCGTCCAGCTGGTCAGGTCGACCAACGGCAGCAGATGCTCGAACTCGACGCCTTGCAGCACCTCGTGCGCCCCGCGGTCGCCCTTGATGTGAACCATTTCGAGGCCCAGCATCTGCCGGTCAGCGAGGTGGACGGCCGGCGACATCTCGACCGGCACGCCGAACGTCGGCGCGGTGACACGCTCGATGTTGCGCTCGATCGTCTTGAAGCCAGGGTTGGCCACCTTGAGCGGCGTCGTGATGTCGTTGGTGAAGCCCTCACTGCGGTCATGCAGCAGCGCCTCGTACTGGAGGTCTTCGTCGCCATCGACGATCAGGCTCGTGTTCACGAGGTGCTGGCAGATCGAGTAGAAGTACGGCAGGTGGCCGGCGAAGCGACAATTGTTCGACAGCGGTGTGACCATGTCGTCAAGCGACACGTCGGCGCGGGGGTTCAGGTAATCGAACAGCTGGCCGGACAGCAGGGTGATGCCATCGGTCAGCGGGATGACGTCGCTCGGGATAGGGCGCATGATTGTCTCCTTGCCAAAGAAAAGGCCCGACCACCTTGCGGTGGCCGGGCCGAAGAAGTCAAGATGTCGCTGCGATTATTTCCGCAGCGCGTTCGAGATGGTGCGGAAGAAAGCAACGAGCACGCCGCCGGCAGCGACGATGCCGCCGACCGCCTCGGGCGTCGCCACAGCGGCGGGCAGGTGCCCGGTCGCTGTCAGCAGGCCGAAGAACGTCAGCAGGATCGCGGTGATGTTCGTCTTGGACGTCCACTTGGACTTGACCTCGACAGTCGCGAGCGCGCCGACAACGGGGGTGGTGGTTTCGGTCATGGGGTTCTCCATTATGCGGCGCTCTTGAAGTCGATCGGGCACGCGCCACTCGCGCAATCGACATGCTCACGGCCGATGTCCTCTTCCATCTGCTCCGCGATGGCGCGGGCGACGGCTTCGAACTGGGCCTTGGTGACTGGTTCCTCGGGGAGATATTCGTAGGCCGACGAGCCCGCGTCGGTCTGCGGCATCACCGAGCAGGCACGAACGACGGCCTGATTGGTGGTCAGCGTGTCGAGGAACTGGTCATACGACGTGTCCTCGAACTTGTACTTCAGCGTGTAGCTGATCTGACCGCCGTGGCGTTCCTCGCCGGGCCGAGCTTCCTGACCGGCAACGTACTCGCTGACCGAGCCGCCTTCGATCCAGAAGAACTCGCCCAGCTTGAGCCAGTCGTATTGCTCCTGCGGCGTCGCATCGCCGGCCAACACGAGCTTGTCGCCCATGCCGAGCGTGGCGATCGTCGGCTCCGTCGGGAAGCCCACGATGGTCGTGCCCTGATAGGTCTGCAGTTCGCGGGTCGGATAGCCCTTGGCCCGGTATTCGGCAACCTGCGGGGCGTCGTTGCGGAACTGCACCCAGCGCAGGTAGTAGGCCATCGCCGGCAGATGCCAGCCCTCCGACAGACCGAACAGCTTGCTGGTCGTGCCGGCCGGCTTGATCGTGGTGACCGTGTGCGGCCGGCTGACGCCCAGCTTGTCGGCGTAGTCGAAGGCGGCGCGCATCGTGTTGCGGCCGTAATGACCTTGGAACTCCCAGAAGGCCGCGGCGCGCACGCCCTCGTCCTCGACCTGCATCAGGTCGCGGATCAGCTGCATCGGGTCGACAAAGGGCAGATAGGTGGCGGCGAGGTTCATGTACCGATCGAACGCCGGGCGCACCAGCGCGCGGAAGCCGACGCGGAAGAACTTCCACGCGAACTCATGGACACCGGTCTGGCCGACGCCGATGCGGTTGGTCCGCTGCGTCTCCTTGCCGTACAGGTTGTCCATCAGGTTCACGCGGATCAGCGCGCGCGCCGAGTGGCCGCCGGCATCCAGCACCTCGTCCAGTGTCTCGGCGTGGAAGGGGACGTTGTCCGCGATCACGCAATAGCCGCCGTAATTGGCGAGCGGGATCTCGCCGCAGGGGTTGACGATCGTGTAATACTTCTTGCCAGCGGCGCGCTTGGCGATCGCGGCGAGCAGGATGCGGCTCTCGTCCATCACCTGATACCGCTTCGAGCCGACGAAGCTGCCGTCGAGCAGCGACTGCTGGCCGCGCTCCTTCTGCGTCAGCTGGTCGAGGTTGAGATACCCCGGCTCGCCGGTGCCGTCAGCGTAGGCGCACTCGCTGGCGAGGCGGTGGACCTCACGAGCGTGGCGCGTCATCTCGCTGTTGTAGCCCTGATCGCCGGGCGTCAGGGCGAGGCGACGCCAGAAGTCCGCGTCGACGCCAATCGAATTGTTCGACGACCACAGGAACGGGAAGGGCAGGTTGCCCTCGGCCTTGCGGGCGATGATGCCGTCGAGGTCGAGGCCGGCCAGCTCCAGCGGGCGCTTGACGGTAATGAACTGCAGCACGCTCTTGTCGCGCCACGTCTTCACCGCCATCCGGGCCGCGCGGCGCGCGCCGCCGACCAGCACCGGCTCGGCGAGATAGTGGTCGACGTACATCGCCTGCTTCCAGCGCGGCATGCCCGCGCCCTTGAGCGTAGCGATCTTGTGCAGCGCGTCCATCATCGGCTTCGGACCCGACGACGGGCGACCCTGCATGCCCATAATGGGCGAACCCTTCGGGCGGACGCCCGAGAAATTCAGAACTAGCAGGTGGTCACGGAACGCCTTCTGGAACGCCATCGTCTCGATGCGCTCGATCGCCATGCCCCAGCCCTCCCGGCTGTCCGGCACGTCGAACCAGTGGACGTTCTCGCCCTGCCCGTATTTGTGCTGGGCGTCGCGCAGGCTCTCGTCCGCGCCCCAGACGTAATCGGCGTGCGTCTCGTCGAGCACGCAGCGGACGGTGGGCATGTCGTCCCAGTTCACGACCATCATGTCGTCGTCATAGGAACGACCGACGCCCGACCCGTTCAGGAGAAGGTAGAAGAGGAGGAACGACGCCGCGCTGGTCGAGCAGTTCGAGAAGACTTCGAGATTGCGACCGGGCTGGTCGGCGTCGCCGTGCTGGAGGTGGCGACCGCTCATCAGGATCGTGGCGGTGCGAAGGTGGTTGCGGAAGCCGGCGAGGTCAGCCTGGCCGGTCGGGTGCATCAGGGTGTTGCCAAGGGAAACGCGGTCGGCGACGTCGCCCCAGTCTTCGCCGGGGCGAAGGATCGTTCGGTCTGCAACCGCCTTACCCATGCCGGGGTGGAAGGAACGGGCGGGTGCAAGCATGTCGGTTGGCATCAGGTTCTCCGTGACAAAAGGAGGACCGGTGTAGCGAGCCGCTGGCCGGCTCGCCACGCCAATCGACGGAGTTACCCGGCAATGCGTTATGCGGTGGACTTCGGTTGCGGCCCGTGCCGGGCGATGAAGGATGCGATGCGTCGGTTCACCGCCTCGCTGCTGGTCGGCAACATGTCGCGGAGCTTCTCAACGGTGTGCAGCACCATGCCAGGCAGGTGCTTGTTGGCGTTGAACTTGAGCATTTCGTGCCAGTAAGCGGCACCCTGTTCGTAGAGGATCATAAGTCTAGCAGCTCCTTCATAAGCGTCTTGAAGTCTTTACCGGTGAGACTTGCAAGTCGCTCCAACTCACTCAACTTCCAGTCGTAAGCGTTATACACATTCCCCTTTGCATCTTTCGAACTGGCTTTGGTTTGAGCTTTCTGCGTAACCCCAGTGTGGAAGGCGATTTCTACCGGATGAAGTCGTTTTCGATCGGTAAGACGAACGAGGATAGTTCCCAGCTTCATTCGGAGCGCGGCGGTCGCACGGGTCAGGCCGAATGGCATCTCCGGGGTGGAGCCTTCGCCAGCGTTCAGCCCGTGCTCGGCGGCGAGCCGGCGGCGTTCGCGCTTCGCATAGTCCTCTTCCACACCGATGCGGGCTGCGATCGCCTTGACGGAAAGCCCGTCTCGGATCGCCTCAAGCAGGAGATCGTCGCGTGCCTTGATCGCAGCTGCCCGCTCGTCGGCTGTGTGCATGTCATCCCTCTACATAGCGCCGGCCGGTGCCGTGTGCCTGGATCTGAATGGAGACGCGCGCCTTGGCGCTGGTGCCCATGCAGGCCTTGCAGTCGATGCACTCGGTCTTCTGACCAGCTTCGTGCGACGCCGGGCAGACAATCTCGACGCCCTTGATAGCAACTTCTCCGATCGGCGTCACGCGGAAGGTGCGATAGCCGAGCGCATGAGCGTCAGCCATGTCGGTCAGGCTGTCAGCCGAGGCCATGACCAGCGGGTGCCACGTCGCGGCGTCGATCGTGCGCCACTGGTGCGTATAGCCGGTCCAGCCTTTCGCGGTGGCGACCAGTGCCTTCCACATGTCGGCCGGGGCGGCGGCAGGATCGCCGTAGGTGCCGAGCCGAACCATGCGGTCGGCGACAGCAGCGCGCGGGTCAAGATCGTCGGCGCTGGCATAGCTGCCGCGCTTGTACGCCGCCCACACGCCGCGCGGGCCGTGCATCAGCGTGACATAGCAGCTGCGCTCCTTGCCGGTGCCGTCGCCGCGGTGGACGCAGCCGCCACACACGCTGGCGTCGTCGCCGCTGCGCACCGCGTCAATCGGCGGCAGATCGCTGCGCAGGATATAGGTCTGGATCATCGCGCCGGTCTTGACGTTCGTCGAGCCGGTGCGGATGCCGGTCGCGATGACCACGATAGGCGCGCCGTCGAGCATCGACGGACCCTCATACAGGATTACTCCGTTCGCCTGTGCCATGTTAGTTCTCCTAGAAAAGTTCGATTGAGCGAAGCCGCCCGCAATCAAAGGTGAGCGTCATCCGACGACGCTCGTTATAGACGTCGGCGCTGCCACTGAACGTCGTGGATCGGAAGCGCACACCTTCGCCCATGAAATCGGTATCCTGTACGACCAGCCGACCGTCACTGGTGACGCGATAGTAGTCGAGGTTGCAGTCCATCGACTTCGACTGGTATTCGTCCAGCGGGTCGGTGCGGTGAAGGTCCGGCAGCTCGATGTTGTCGAGCCGCATGGTGTCGAACATGCCCATGCTATGTCCTTGAAATGAAAGAGGCCGCCCGAAGGCGGCCTCAAGTTTTGATCGGGTTTTGATCGTCAGGCGTGGACGCGGACGATCTCGGTCGCCTCGTGCGGCACACCGTTGTCGTCCAGCTCGGCCTTGTCGAGCGCGACGGTCGCGCCCTTCTTGACCTCGACGCCGTCCTTGACGGGGACGGTGTACATGCGGCCCTCGGACAGCTCGATCACGGCTGCGCCAATGTCAGGCTTCAGGTCCACGACCTTGAACTTGTTCTCGGGCTTGGGGTTGGGGTTGGGGGTCGGTGCGGGGGTGTCGGCCATCGTCTGCTCCTTCGTTGCGCGGGTGGAAAACGAGCTGGCCCCGGATAACGCGCCGGCCACCAACCAGGTGGCGCTCCTTGCGGAGCTTCATGCAGCGCGCCCGCAGCCAGTCGTCACGCCAGCGCAGCGATACCGAGAACATGCCGTCGCGTCTAGCGATGAACATGATCTTCTCCGGTGTCATCTGCGCCTTGCGCTTCTCCTCGAACACCCGATTGTAGCTCACTTGGTGAGCAGCCATGCGAGGAAGACGACGAGGCCCATTATGACGAGATAGCACCACCACGGCATAGCCGGTTCGTCGCAGGGGCGGCGCTCAGTCATTGCGTCCCTCCAGCTGGATGTCGACGACCACGGGGAACCGCGGCACGCCGTCCGGCGAACGCATGAAGTAGCGGACGGTGGCCGTGGACTTGTCGGTCACGACTGCACCCATCAGCGCCTTGCCGGCGGCGTAGCTGCCGCGGATGCCCGCGCCGAACTCGCCGCACTCGCCCCCGTCATTCTGCAGGATCGCGCGCTTGATCGCGCCGGCCCAATTGCCCTTGCCCTCTTCGAGGCGCAGGAGCTTGAACTCCTTGGTGATGAAGTCCTTCATCTTGAGCAGGCCCTTCGAGCGTCGACCCAGCTCGTATTCGTAGCCGTCAGGGGCGAAGATGCCGCCCTCGTAACCGTTGCCGATCGCCTCGCCGTAGGCCTGCCGCAGCTCCAGCTCGCTGGTGATGCGCTCGCCCATGACGACGTGGACCCAGCCCAGCGGCACGTCGGTGTCACGCAGGATGTCCCACGCCTGCCGCTTGCGCTCGCCGCGGTTGCCTGTGCCGGTCACGAGGTCGTAGATGTGGTACTGCATGATCTTCTCGGCCGCCGCGAATTGGTCGGCGGTCGGATTCTTCTTGCGGACGATCGAGCTGATCGCGCCGAAGTCCTCGCGCAGGTCATGGTTGTACAGCTCGCCGTCGAAGATGGCGTCGGGGTAGCGTTCAAACGCCGGAGTCAGCACGGCGTGTAGGTGGGGGACGGCGACGATCGGTTGACCCTGCCGCGTCCACAACCCGTTGATGTCGGCGATGCAGCGGATGCCGTCGAATTTGGGATCGAACGTGCCCGCGCCGGGGAACTTGTCGTAGGTCTTGGCGAGCATCGGCTCGATCATCTTGGCCGTGCCGACCGTGTCGGGGCTGTCGTGATACTCGCGATCGAGCTGGTGCTTCACGGCCGCGCGCACCTCGAACTCGCCCTGATCGGCGCTGGTCGCCTGCGATTTGGGCAAAGGCATGGTCCAGCCGCTGGTCGCCTGTTTGCCGTCGGCGAGGCCCGCGAGGGTGCGGTAGCCGCCAGTCTCGTATTCGAGCTGCATGCACCACGTCCGCAGCTTGCCGAGGCTATCGAGCTTGTAGAGGGTGGGCGTCTGTCCAACGCCGGGGATACCGCTGTCGATAAAATCGAAGCTCATTGACTTGCCTTTCGCTAGAGAATACTACGCTCGAATGGAGATTATATCACGACCCGATGCGGCAGTTCAAGGACTGCCGCGGTTCTTCACCGGACAGCCGTGTCGCTCCGGTCACACCGTCGAGCGATCGACGAAGACCGGGGTGTGCATCGCCTGCACCAAGGTGCGGAACGAGGCACGGATCTCCGCCGACCCCGAGGCGCACGCGCGGCGCGCCCGAGAGTGGCAGCAGGCGAACCCGGAGCGGAACCGGGCGCAGAAACTGCGCTGGCACCGCCGCCGGAAATACGGCGTTGAAGCCACTGACGTGGAGCGGCTGGAACGGGAGCAGAAGGGCGTCTGCCCCGGCTGCACCAAGCCGCTCGACCACGCTGGCACACCGCATCTGGACCACGATCATGCGACCGGCGCGGTGCGCGGGTTGCTGTGTGGTCCGTGTAACCTCACCCTCGGCTATGCCTTCGACGATGCTGCTACGATGCGGCGACTGGCTTCCTACCTAGATCGCTCGTCTCCATGACCGACGGCGAAGATCGCCGTCGGTGAAGTTGTGGGTCATGTGACCCCGGTTGATGTACCAGTTGATCCACGGCCCGATCGCCTTCGGCACGCGGTGCTTGAACACCATGCCGCCGGCATAGACCTTGCCGAACTGGCCGCTCACGCGCCGGCCGCTGCGGCGGTGATCGCTGCCATGCGGGCGGCGACCTTCTCGTTGATGATCTTGGCGGTCTGGACGTTGACGGCGTAGTCGACCTGCCGTTCGATGCGCTCGGCCATGTCGGCCAGCTTCTCTTCGACGCGGGTGTTGACGGTCGTGGCCATCGCCGCCGACAGCTGGCGCTCGACCTCCTTGTCGACCATGTCCTGAAATTCAGGGGTCAACTTGAAGGTGTAGGCGTAGCCCGGCGGCTTCATCGCGATGCGGGAGTTGAGCAGCTTGGTGACGCGGTTCTCGAACTCGGTCGCCTCGGCCATCGCGTCAAGTGCCGCCTTCATCAGCTCGGGGTTGGCGGCCGTGATGATCTTGGCCACGTCCTTGTCGATGAACTTGCGCAGCACCTCGCTGATGACGTTGCGCTGCAGCTCGTACTTGAAATCGGGGTCGCTCTCGATCAGCGCGGCGACGGCCGGGCGGTCGAGACGGATGGTGATGCTCATAAACTTTCATCCTTTTGATTTTTCGGGAAAATCCCCAATTTTAATTTTCAGGGTTTTTGGAAAGTTCTAAGAACTCACCTGCTTGCTGTTCATGATGAGCAGCAGGCCCCTGTCGTCCTCCACGACATACCGTCGCTCGCCGCTCAGCTTCTCGACCTCGGCGATGATCTGCCCGTCGAACTGGTAATCGCCGCCGCGCTTCTTGACCGCACGGCCCAATGGGACCGTCGGGAGCGCGGCCATTAGCATTTCGCGGTCGTCGGCGTGGAGATAGTCGGAGCTGCGATTGTCCAGCAGCTCCTTCACGGCATCGTAGAGGCTACGCATTGGGTTTCTTCCGATATTGTTGCTGGGCGTCGATCGACCGGGCGCTGTGGAAGCCGGCCAGCTCGGCACCCATACGGTCCTTGGCCTGGCTGATGCAGGGCGCACCGGGCAGGGCTTGGCAGGTGGGGCAAGGCACCTCTCGGGTCTTGCGATCGGTGAACTCGCGAGGCATCGCACCGCCCGTCTCACGGTCGTTCTGCCAAGCAGGCTGCATCTTGTGGATGCCGTAACCGCGCGATCGAAAGTCGTCGCCATTCGGGATCACGTCGCGCAGCTCGCGCGGCTTGGGGTTGTCCGCCGCGATCTGACGGTAATAGTCATCCATCGGCATCGCCGAGTCCTATCGTCGGGTATTGATGTTCAATTTGAACAACGAGGTTGTCATCGGCATCGACCCACCATTTGCCAAGGTCTAGCGTCGTGCCTCGGCCGTCACACGCAGTGACTTGGCCGTCGCGGTGCGCCGTGATGCTCCAAGAAGGCATCCCCGGAAGATAGTCGCCGAACACTGACCAAGTCGCGTTGATGGCCCAGTCGGATGCCCGCTGCTCAGGTGTCGGTGTTGGAATTGAGAAATGCTTCTTCATCCCCATGTCTCCGCCATTGCTTTTGCGATGCCAGGAAAGGTGCGGCTGCGCTCCTTCCAGCGGTTCGGGCCGGGCGATTGATTGTGGATCACCGACCACCGCTTGTGCTCCGGCGTGCCGGGCTTGGGTGGGATCAGCGCGGTGTCAGGTTTCTTGAGTGGCGACAGACCTTTGAGCGTGAAGCCGGTGGCCTTGAACGCCTCATCGCCGAACCACCAAGGCTGAACAAAGTGGGTGCTCATGCCATTCATCGCGCCGTGCAGGATGTGCTCGATCGCGGCGCGGCCGTGCTTGTGCATGACCGGGTTCTCGACGGCGACCTTGGGGATCGGCGCGAGCAGCAGCTTGGCGAAGAAGTTGGCGCCGGCTTCCATGTCGCGCCAGCGCGGTTCGTTACGCTCGACCCGCACGTCATCGTATTGCGTGCTTTCGTGCGAGGCGTAGCACGGCACCTCGCGATACAACCACCGCGCGCCGCTGTTGGCGAGATAGGTGCAGGGCGGGTGGGCGATCATCAGATCCCACGGCCCGAAGCGGGTGATGATGTTGAACACGTCGCCGACCATGTGGTGCGGGCTATCGTCCTCGCTGGGCAGCAGATCGCAGCTCAGGACGTCGTGACCGCGGCGGCGGAAAGCCTCGCGGGTGCGCCCGCTGTATTCGCAGGCAATCAGCACTCTCATATTCCGATCCTCTTGCACTTGGGCCAGGTCCACAGCTGCCGGAGCGACACCCCGGAGCTGCGGAGGGCGAGTTTCACGGCCTCCTTGCCGGTGCCGGCCCTGACGTTGCCGGGCGGCAGGCCAGAGCCGGGCAGTTCGACCCGGTAGAGCGGCATCAGCCCGGCCGGCGCAGGTCGGCAAGGGCGCGGGTCAGGTCCATGCTGGCGCGCTTCACCGCGCCGCTGTCCTTGGGGAAGTCCTGATAGTATTTCCGCTCGTGCGGAGCGTGGACCTTGGCGTTGGCCTCGTCCACGTTGCGACGGTCGAGCGTCTTGACGCGCTTCAGTCGCTTGGCCTTGTCGAGGAAGCGTTCGGCTTCCTCGATCGCGGTGGTCAGGGTGTCCATGTTCATCGGATCAGCTCCACATCTTTGGGCTGGAGGTTGACGACCTCAACGTCGTCATCGGAATAGAGCGTGAGGCTGTCATTCATCCGCTCATAGTGGAGCGAACCGGTCAGCCACAGGTAGCGGACACGCTTGCCGTCAAGGTCCGAGGCGGTCGCATCGCGCTCGCCGGTGCCCTCGCAATCCTCGCAGTCGACATCCTCGCGGTCAGGGTCGTTGCCGTGGGTGTGCCCGGCGCGCACCGAGCGGTCGGATATGACTTGGCCGTGGCCGTCGCAGGTTTCACACGGGACGCGCATCGCACACCTCACTATCAAGTTCGAGCCAGAGCCGGGCACCGCACGGCAGGGGCTTGTTGGGGGAGTAGACGAAGCGACCGACCACGGTGCCGTCCTTCGTCACGAGTTCGATCTCACTGTGGCGCTCCGCGCCGCGGTGATCGCGAAGGATGATCGCCGGGCGCTGCCCGCCGTCCTTCACGTTGGCCCGGATCGCGTCCTGAGCGACGTGAATTATCCGTCTCATGTTGACCTCTCCAGATAATCCGCTGCTGCTCGAAGCAGCGCGGGGGAGTCGCGAAATTTGCCGAGACCGAGATTGCAGCTGCCGCAAAGCAACCCTCGTACCTTTCCTGTGGAGTGGCAATGGTCGACGGCCAGTCGTTTGAGTTGTCCCGAAGCATGCTTCGCACTCTCAAGCTCTCGGCAAATGTAGCATCGACCCTCTTGAGCGTCGTACATTTGACGATATTGCTCTTTCGTCATACCGTACTTAGGCAGGGTAGTTTGACGATACTTGCTACGCTCGTCTTCTGCGTAGCATGACTTACACTTCTCTCGCAAACCGAACGGTCGACGCCCCGGAACCGCGGTGAACGACGACCACGGTTTCTCGGTTTGGCATCGGCCGCACCATGCGACCTGTTCCTGACGCCGCCGTTCGGTCTGACGATGTTGCTCTTGGGTAGGCATGTTCGCTCCTGCGCTACAGACCAAGTTGCCTTAGCCTGTAGCGCAGTTGCGTCAAGGTCAGGCCTTGCGGACGAGGTCCGCCGGGCTGCTGCGATCGCGGTAGTAGCCGCCGTCGATCGAGTAATCCGCGCCGTTGTCACCCTTGATCGGGTAGGTGCGGCTCGGATCGATCTCGACGATCTTCACCGTCTGGCCGTTCGCGGTGACGACGGTGTCGCCGACCGAGAGGTTCAGCTTGCCGTAGCCCTGCGGCTTGGGCGTCCAGCCGGCGCGGAACACCAGATCAACCGGCGTGGTGCGAGCGATCTCGCGCTTCCACTGACGACCATTGTCGGCCCACACGACCTGACCGTTCGACAACGACACCATGCCGCCGTTGATGCTGGTGATCGTGGTCTTCATGCCGGAGCGATCGAACCACGTCTGACCGACCTCGAAATCGTCAGCGGTCAGATCGAACTCGATCTCCTTGACGACGTCCCGCGCCTCGGTGCGGTTGGTCGACGCCGGATACTGGCGACCGTCCTTGTAGATGTTGATGACCGCGCCGTCCGTGCGGATCAGCGTGGCGTACTCGCTGCCGACCGCGGTGCAGATGGCGTTGCCGCCATTGCGCGCCCGGTAGACGTGACCGACCTGCAAGGTGCCCTCGAAGAAGCGCGCCAGCGACACGGGAGCCGCCGCCGCACGATCGAAGCCGGTGAACACCGGGCGGCCCTGCGGGTAATATTCGGCGACCTTGTCGTAAGGCACCTCGCCGACGATGTCGTAGCCGCACGCCCGGCCCTTGCGCAGGTGATAGTCGCTCGGGAACGACACGATGTCGCGCGGGTGGATCTTCACGACCACGATGCGGCTACCGCCCGACGCATAGTTCGAGAGGTAGGACGCGGCGCAGAAGTGCAGGCCCTGCGAGCAGGTGCGATCGGGGTTGGCATCGCACTCGTCGCGCGGCTGCTCGACACGGTTGCCGACGCGGTGGTCGAAGCGCGTGTCGCTCGGCGAGTGGATTGAGCGGTAGTCGTCGCGCACCGCCTTCCAGGCCAGCACATAACCGTCGCCGGTGATCGGCAGCTTGGCCGACTGCAGCCAGTCGAACAGGTCGGCCTGCACACGCGGGTCGGGGTTCTCGCTGACGTTCTGCAGGAAGATCTTGAGCGGTTCCGCGAGGGCGTCGTCGCCCGCCCGGATGAACTCCATGATCTTCGCGCCGAGCGAGGTGCGCACCTCGGCACCACCGCGACCATCGCCGTGATCGAGATAGAGCTTGCCATTCTTGACGTACACCGCGCCGCTGGTGAACGTCTTGATCGTCTCGGGAATGTCGAGCAGCGGCTTGAGATCATCCTCGGTGGTGTGGGGG